AAATGAAGGAAATATCATACAAGGGATAAACAGTGAAGGAAATACCCTACAGAGGATGAAGGAAAAAGCATACAAGGGAAAAGCGATGAAGGAAAAAGCATACAAAGGGATAAGTGTATAGAAATTAGACACCGGAAAGGCAGAAAGAACAAGAACGAGGAAAAAGGGGTAAAACAGTAATAATGCCATTTAAGTACTCGTTATTACTTACTAATTCGAGTTTCAGAAATTCCGCCAACGGAGTAATTCACGTAATAATGCCTCGTAACCCCTTGTTTTGTCTACTTAAAGTGCTACTTCGCCATTTTCTACAACTTACGCTAACACCTCACGGTTGATGGGTCGATCAACGTTCACGTAGCTGCAACTCTGCAACTTCCCACCCGCTTTATTTCTTCCTTAGCAGCGTGGCGTCGTGGCATAGTTCTTGACATCTTCATCAGTTTTCGCGCGTCTCGTGCTCGTGCGCGTCTCGTGCGCGTCTCGTGCTCGTTCACTCCGCCATATATAATGATGTGTCTGCCAAAAATTATTTTACGTTTTCTCAAAATAACTCTTGACAGACGAATTGAAATATGCGATAATTGAGATAGTAGAAAATAAGGGCGCTCAACAACTCCTCCACTTTTGGGAGGGCACAGAAAAGGAGAGGGAAAAATGGAAAGAGCGAAGAGCACGGTGAAGATTGGTGACTTGGAGTACAAGGCTGTTGAGCTAACGCAGGCATTCGTTGACGACCTCTTTTACGACGGCAAGGACGGCAAATCCGTGACCTTGAAAAAGGTCATGGTTTCCGAGACGCCGTACATTGAGCGGAGAGTCTACAAATGGGCAAACATGCCCAAAACGGTCGTTTATGACCTTCAGCTTCCTCAGACGGAGAATGAGCTTAATGCCCTCTCCCTTGACACACGTCTGTCTGCTGTATGGACAGCGGAGAGAATTGAGAAGGATAAGGACAATTCCGGGCTCGTTTCAAGTGGCGGCACAGACGAGGAAAAGGCCGTTAAGGCCATACGTAAACTTGCTGTGAAAAACCCCGCGCTGATCGGGATGCTCGATCAGCTCAAGGTATTAATGGCAGCAGGGTTAATTCCAGACGAGGTCGGCAAGGAGATGCTCACTCCTTCCACTGCAACGCCTGCGCAGATCGCAGAAGGAAAGAAGGCCAGAAAGTAACTCCGAGCTGAGGTCACTTGTTGACCTTCACTCTCCAAGGCACGCCATTAACGACGTGCCTTTTTTTTGTCTACTCTCCGAAGTTAAGGTGTTGCGCAACTAATCAGTTACGCAACTCCGCAACGTGTTCACAACACCGTAACTTGTAACGTTACACGTTACATTGACTATACATCGATTCAGTGTATGTGTCAATGTAACCGATCACGTTACACTGTACGACGGGTCCATCATACACCTTGTTCCCGCTGCCGACAAGTTAACCCATCCCATCATACACCTACCCGATCCTCCGTCAATTTAATTGCGCGCTCGATCTTCGACCTCTCGCTTCCATAGTCCATAGTACCATGGTGGAAGCGTGGACGATGTTGGGGGGGAGAGGGCTGGTGTGGGTAAAAATTAAATTTTGTAGGTACACCAAGGTACGTTAAGGTACTTTGTACAGTAATTTTATAACGTACCTAATAGGCCGTTACTGTCCCTTCGATTCCCCTTGACTTCGGACTAAGTCTACCGTATAATAAAGGTAACAGTGTTACCAGAGGTCTACCTACTTATCGATGATCGGAGCAACTAAGTGACCAGCCCTACTCAACTCAAGTACCAACTCAAGAGATTGATGCCTCGGCACATCGAGATCATGCACAGGAGGATACTTGGTCAATCTCAGTCAGATATAGCTAAGGATATGGGGATGAGTAATATGCAACTCTCAATCATCTGTAACTCCCCCCTCTTCTTACTTGAGTATCACAGGATGGTGGCGAAGAGGAGTGAGAAGGTGTTTGAGATACAGGACACCCTCCTTGAGGCTGCTGCGGCTGGGGCTCAGCTCCACCGGGATATACTAACTCCTCCGGCTGGGGGAGTAGATCAGCCAACGATGATCAAGCAGAAGAGTGCAAGTGATGTACTCAAGATGGTAAGTGGAATGGTGAGGATTACTAAGCAGCAGGACGAGCCGGATGAGAGTGATCTCCCTTATGAAGAGAGGCTGAGAGAGGTGAGGATTACTGAGCACGAGCGAGTGTATAAGGGAGGAGTAGCTACATCAGTTCCGGGGCCAGATCATCCCGACCCCGACCCGGGAGTTAACCCGGAGATCGAACAAGTCCTCGCTTCAGAGTACCCCCCAGAGTCAGCTCTCCCAAGCGATCAAGAAGTTGTAGAGGAGGAGCTGGAGGGGGATCAAGAAGATGAATTCGATGAAGAGGATGAGCTCGAACCAGGAGTAGAAGAGGCCGATCCCAAGTGACAACCTTCGATCTTAGTAGGATCAACGACTTCACCTACTACGCTCCCAACCTCCTCCGGATCAAGACCGAGATGCACCGAGCTCCCTCCGGTGCGATGTTACCCCCAGCTATCATCCCCTTCCATCTCAATCCTACTCAGTACAAGCTGCATCTCTTGTGGGAAAGGTTGCTCAAGGAGATCGGCTTCATCCGGATCATCGTACTCAAGGCACGCCGGCAGGGTGTATCCACCTACACAGAAGGTCGTCTCTTCCACCAAACTACCACCAACCACGATACCCACTCCTTCATCATCGCACACGACAAAGATGGATTGAATACGATCTTCAACATGAGTAAGTTATTCTGGGAGAAGCTACCTACTCAGCTCCGTCCAATGATTCGTTACTCCTCTAAGACCGAGCTCGTGTTTGAGAATCCGAACGCCAAGCGAAGATTGATCAATCCAGGACTTAGATCAAGGATCGAAGTGTTCAGCGCGAACAAAGTAACTGCATCGAGATCTGGAGGATACACGATCGCCCACTTCTCTGAGGTTCCCTTCTACGATGATGCTGAGACCTTGATGACCGCTACCGTCCCATCAATCCCTGATGGTTTGGGCACGGTGAAGGTGTTAGAGGGAACAGCTAACGGGAGGGGGGACTTCTTCCACTCAGAGTGGCTCAAGGCAAAGTCCACGATCAAGAATCCCAAGAAGCGCAAGCTCAGCAATTACACCCCAATCTTCTTCTCCTACCTCGACTTTCCAGATTACTCTACCCCTTTCCTCACACCTGAGTACCGTGCCCAATTCATCGATGGGTTGGATGATGAGGAGAAAGCATTACTCCAGAAGTATCACGCTTCGATGGAGCAGCTCAACTGGAGGAGGGATAAGATCGTAGACTTCGGTGGGGATCTCGACTACTTCCATCAAGAGTACCCAGTTGATGATGAGGAAGCTTTCATCTCCGGAGGGGTGTGTTACTTTCCCAGAGATAGACTCCGTAAGATGCGCCAGCTTACAATTCCACCTCTCAAGGTAGGAGAGATTACTCAGGATGGTTTTCAGGAGAACGACACCGGTCCTCTCTCGATCTGGGAGCTTCCCCAACCAGGTTACGATTACGTCGTAGGTGGAGATGTTGGACTCGGTACGGAGGACAGCGACTACTCCGTGCTGGAGGTACTCAAGATCCCCAAAGGAGTACCAATAATCGAACAAGTCGCTGAATGGCATGATCACTGTGACCCAGTGGTCTTCGCTGGGAAGATGGCTCTACTCTGTCAGTTCTACAACGAGGCTCTGGCAATCCCAGAGATCAACAATCATGGCTTCACAACGTTGACTGAGCTGAAGCATCTCTACTGGAATATCTACCGCTGGCAATACTTCGATCGGTTTGGGAACTTCGTCACTAATAAGTTAGGGTGGGATACCAATGTGAGCACCCGCCCACTCCTCTGTGATTACACCCTCGCCTGTATCAATTGTGGCATTTTGATGTTACATGGGGAGGAGTTGATCAATGAGTGCCTCAGCTTCGTTAAGCGACCGAGCGGAGGAGGAGAAGGAGATACCAACTGCTTCGACGATCGAGTGATGGCATTTATGATTGCGCTGTTCTGTCTTGGACACAACTACGAGACTCAATCCCTCCTCAAGCAGGTTGGGGTGTTCACTGACCCAGTTGTAGAGAAGGTTGGGAAGCGAGTAGACATCAAGAGAGTGAACAGTGTTGATCATGATAACTTTGAGTGGGAAGGTGGGGATGGAGTTGGGGTGGATGATCGAGCTTGGATGAACTACTGAGTAGAAGCCAGTCGTCCTCTTAGACGGGCTCCAAACAACTTCTACTCCAGGATCGAGGAGAAAGTGGAACCACTAAGATCAATGTTACAGCGACATGAGGGACGAGAGAGGAGGATCTACCAAGACACCCATGGTAATTGGACTGGTGGGGTAGGACGTAATCTTACGACCGTTGAATTCAGTGAGAGTGAGATCGATCTCATGCTGACCAATGATATCAACGCAGCATACCTCGATCTACAGAAGTTACTCCCTGATCTACTCAAGTACCCAATTGTAATCATCAACGTATTGATCGATATGCACATCAATCTTGGTAGTGGGGGGATTAGGAAGTTCAAGAAGATGCTCAATGCAGTTAGGATGTTGAACTGGCCTGAGATGAGGAAGGAGTTACTTGATAGTGAGGCAGCGAGGGAGTTACCATGTAGGTACAATGATCTCGCTAATTTGATCGACTCAGTAGGAGGTGGAGCTAATGGCAAGAAGGAATGAACAGACGGTAGATCCAGAAGCAATCATTGGGGAGTTGACTCAGTCGGTGGAGGTGGGAGTTGGAGTACTCAACCCCGGGCCGGGAACATCTGCTGCTTCAAACACGGAGCCAGCAACTCCTCAGCCGATTGAGGGTATCGTAAGCCGCGCACTCAACGAAGCAGCTAACCTCCTCCTTGGTCGGTTGGACTCCTCCGTTCGTGAGTACGCAATCGAAGTAGCTGACACCGTACTCAAGATCCCTCGTTGGCAACTCCTACTCGGAGCGATCGTTGCTCGTCATGAGCAGGGAGCCCTCCAAGCGCCCACCCTCGATCCCAGTTGGAGGAGTGTGGAGTTGGTTGAAGCACACTTGATCTGTGCTCGATGCAGCAAGGAGTTCGAGCCAGATCGTTTTGGGCAGAGGATGTGCAAGCCTTGTGGAGCTGAGGCAAGGAAGGAATCGATCACCAAGCTGCATGAGGCTCGGGCTCGGGCACTCAAGGGAGATCAAGCTGCGGGAATCAGATGAGATGGATACTCTTACTCTACTGTTCAATTGCCTCGACCTGGTTCCTCCTACTACGAGCGAGGATCTACTACCTAAGGTGGCAAGTGCGTAAATCAATCCGAAACGCCCGTGAGCAGATTACAAGCTTCGATCCTCCAGTGTATCACACTCCGATCGTAAAGGAGCAAGAGGAGGAAGTAAGTGGAGAGGTGAGACGAGGATTTGAGGTATACGCAGCTCAGATGGAAGAGGGTGGGATTGAGGAGAGTCAGGATGAGCGGGAGTGGAAGTACGAGCAGGATCAATTAACTAAGCTCAGGAGTAGGTAACTGTGTCGATAACCGAAGCCGAACGATCCTTCATCAAGAAGCTCGACTCGATGTACAAGGAGGGAGCCGCCGCTCGTGACAAAGCAGCAAAGAATTGGAGTCATGCGATTGATGTGATTCGTGGTCGTACCTGGGGGGACAAGCGACCTAAGTACAAGATCCCAGCGGTTATGAATTTCATTGGACCGATCCTCGAGCGGAAGGCAGCTCTACTTACAGACTCCAGGCCGACTGTTAACATTACATCCAGGAGCAGAGGGATCGACCCACTCTGTCAGTTGCTCCAGAAAACAACTGAGGGAATCTTCGAGGAGTGTGGATTTGAGCAGAAGCTCGCTGAGTTCGTGATGTTGGAGCAACACTTTGGAACGTGCTACACTAACACCGTCTGGGATCAGCTGCTGGACTTTGGTCGTGGGGATATTGATCTGGTAGTGACTGACCCAAGGTTCTTTGTGTTTGATCCATTCGTTCACAGGATGTACAAGTTACGCAATGCAGAGTATTGCTGCCTGGACACGGTCCGACCAACTGAGTTGCTCAAGGAGATCTACCCCGATCGATCAGATGAGATCAAATCAGATTATGGAACAGGTGACTCCGATCCCTCCTCAATCTTCCAGAAGTTAAAAGAGATGTTCTTCCCAGGTGACTCAGATGAGGCTAAGACTTCAGTAATCCCTCGTTCAGTAGTAAGAGAGTACTGGTATCGTGATCGTACCTCTAAGGGGGAAGATGGTCAACGAATGTTCAAGAGTTACCGTCACACGATCAAAGCTGGCGGTTGCATCGTTGAAGATGGAATCAACCCCTACATCGACGGTGGTCATCCCTTCGATGGGATGGAGTGGGGATTTGATGTAAACTCCCCTTACGGGATCAATGAGGTGGAGGCACTTGAATCACCACAAGTAATATTCAACAAGATCCTCGCTACGATCGCTGAAAACGCTATCGCAATGGGGAATGGGATTTGGTTGGGAGATCGGAATGCGCTCACCCCGGATCAGTGGAAGAAGCTGAGCAACGAGCCTGGCACACAGATTCAGACAACTCCTGGATCGAAGCTTGAACGAATTGCACCTACTCCTCTCCCTACTTACATGATGGCTACACTCACGATGCTTGCTCAGGGAATTGAGAAGTTAAGTGGGATTACGGAGGTAACTGAGGGAAGGAAGCCCGGTCAGGTAACAAGTGGAGTAGCGATTGAGTCACTTGCAATCATGGCTCAGACCGTAATTCGATTGAAGGCAAGGCAGCTTGAGTCTTTAATCGAGCGGAATGGTCAGAAGTTGATCTCCAGGATCTTCCAGCACTTCACAGAGGATCGAGTATTCAATATAGTAGGAAAGGGTGGGGGATTTGAGCAGTACAAGTATGAGAGACAGTTGGTGCGGGAACAGATCGACAAGGTAGGATTAGCACACATGCTGATGGACTACCGATTCAAGGTTGTCCCTGCATCATCCCTGGCGATGACCAAATGGCAGAAGGGATTGATGGCTACGCAACTTCTTCAGATTGGTGCGATTGATCGACAAGAGGTACTGGAAGCGGTGGAGTGGCCTAATCGTGAAGAGGTACTAAAGAGAACGAAGGAAGCTCAGGCAAGAGGTGAAGAGGGGATGCAGAAGAAGGGAGCTAAGCTACCGAAGTCGATGTTAAGAGGTGGCCATAAAGAGACGGGGATGCAATTACCTCAGGATAAGGGGTAGGATCATGGGACGCACATCAAAGAAACTAAGATTCCTCAAGAAACGATTCCGAGCTGGTAAGCTCCGTCACAAAGATGGGAATCGTGTGAGGTCAGAGCGTGAAGTAGGAAGGAT